GTGTTTATTTTGCATGGACGAAAAAAAGTTAGACTAGTTTTAATTGACAATGCGAGGGTTCCAAAATGCGCGGGCGCAAACCGAAACCGGATTTTCTGAAACTGATTTCCGGCACCGACAAACCTTCCAGGATGAACCCGGACGCGCCGCAACCCGAAGGCGACTTGTCCACGGCGCCGGAATGGTTTGATGCCGAACAGCGGGCGACCTGGGACAAAGCCATTGCGGACGCGCCGCCCGGGCTATTGAAAAACCTGGACGCGTCGGTGTTTATTATGTGGGCCGTGGCGGCGACGCTGCACCGGCAGGCGTCCATAAAGGTGGCGTCCACCGGCATGATGGTACGGGCGCCGCGCAACGGTTACCCCATGCAAAACCCCTATCTGACGGTAGTGAACAAGCAAGCGCAAATCATGCTGCGGGCGTGCGCGGAAATGGGGTTTACGCCGTCGTCTAGGTCGCGGGTGAAAGTGACGAAGGGCGCCAAGGGTGCGGACCCGTTCGGGGATTTGCCGGAAGTGCATAAGGTGTGACCACCCGGGCCAGAAAGCCGGCGCCCTTTTCCGCATTGGTGAAAGCGGACAACGGCGGCACGGACTACGTGCTAACGGCGCTGGCCTATGCGGAAGACGCGGTGCAGGACCGCCGCGGCGTTCGCTATAACAAGTGGATTCGCAAAGCCGCCCGCCGGTTCATCCGTGACCTAAAGCGGGCGCACGGCAAACGTCCGCCCTTCCTGTGGTCGCCGCAGCACGCCCGCGACGTGTGCGCGTTTATCGAATGTCTGCCGCACGTGGAAGGGCGGTTTGCAACAGTCACCCTTCGGTTGGAACCGGCGCAAGTCTTTTTCCTGTGCAGCCTTTTCGGCTTCCGCCGGCATGACACCACGCGGCGGTTTACGTCGGCGCTGTTCGCCGTCGCCCGCAAAAACGCGAAATCCACCCTGGCGGCGGGGATATTGCTGTATGTGCTGTGCCGCGAAACCGAACGCGGGCCGCAAGTTCTATCGGCGGCAACGACGGGTGACCAGGCACGCATTGTTTGGGGAATCGCCAAACGAATGGTGGACGCCACGCCCGGCATGGCCGAACGCTTCGGGTTGGAAACGTTCGCCAATTCCATTGCCCGCTACCCGGTGGCGGGCGTGTTCCGGCCAATCAACGCGAAGGCGTCCACGCAAGACGGGTTGAACCCGTCCGCCCTTTGCTTTGACGAACTGCACGCGCACAAAACCCGCGACCTTTACGACGTGCTGCGGTCCGCCGCCGGTGCCCGGTCCAATCCGCTGTTTCTATACACCACCACCGAGGGTTACGAGTCACCCGGACCCTGGGCCGAAGTCCGCACGTTTGCCCACCAGGTGCTAAACGGCATAGTGGACGCGGACCACTTCCTGTGCCTGTTGTACGGGCTGGACGACACCGACGACGACTTTTCCGAATCGGCATGGGTGAAAGCCAACCCGCTGTTGGGCGTGTCGGTGTCAATCGAAAAGATGCGCGAATACGCCAACGAAGCGAAACAGCAACCGGGAAGCCTGGCAGAGTTTCGAATTAAGCGGTTGAACCGCCAGGCGTCGGTCGCGGAAGGCTTCGTGAACCTGTTGCGCTGGCGCCGGTGCGCCGGCGCGGTGCCGTTGGACAAGCTGGCGGACGCACCATGTTTTGCCGGCCTGGACCTGGCGTCCACCCGCGATATGACGGCATGGCGGTTGCTTTGGTTGCTGGACGGCGACTGGTACACGTGGGGCCGGTATTGGGTGCCGTCGGCGTGTATCGCGGAACGCTCGGAACGCGGGGTGGTGCCCTATGCCGCGTGGAAAGACGCCGGCTGGATTACCGAAACGGACGGCGACGTGGCGGACTATGCAACTATCCGCGCCACGATCATTGAAGACTGCAACCGCTTCAACCCGCGCCGCATTGGCTTTGACCCGTGGAACGCCACGCAACTGGCGTTGGAACTGACGCAAGCGGGGTTGCCCATGGAAAAGTTTATTCAGGGCACCCGGTCATTTTCGCCGGCCATGCAGGCGTGCGAACGGGCCTATATCCCGGGCAAGCTACACCACGGCGGCAACCCGGTGCTACAGTGGAACGCCGCCAACCTGGTGCCACGGTATGACGTGAACCGGAACGTGGCGCCGGATCGCAAACGGTCCGCCGACAAAATAGACGGAATCGTGGCTTTGTTCATGGCGTTCGGACTTGCGGAAGCGGATCAAACCGAATATATGGCACAAGCAATAGCGGACCCAATCGTGTTGACCAGGGGGCGCCCGTGAGTCTGTGGACAAGCTTTGTCGGGTGGTTGGGCTATTACGGACCCCGTGATATGCCCGGCACCCAAATTCCGGTGCCCCTGGATAAAACCGCCGACCTTGCCGCCCCTGTGACCTGGGACACGGCAATGCAAATTTCCGCGTTTTGGTCATGCGCGCGGCTGATTTCGGAAACGGTCGCCGGCTTGCCGGTGGAATTCTACCGACGCGACAACGGCACCGAAGCGGAACCCATGGACGTGCCGTTGCTGGCACTGTTGAACGGGCGCGTTAACCGCTACCAGACACGCACCGAATTTTTCGAAACGATGGTATTGAACCTGTGCACGCACGGCAACGCCTATGCGCGAATCACCCGCGGCGCCGGCGGCGAAATCATTTCATTGTTTCCGTTGATGGCGACGCAAATGGAAACCCGCGTTATGGACGACGGGTCGCGCGTGTTCATGTACTACACCACCAAAGGCGTGGTGGCTTACGCCGAAGACAACATTTGGCACGTGCGATTATTCGGCAACGGCATTATTGGAATGTCGCCGCTCGCCTATGCCCGCAACGCCCTGGGCATTGCGCTGGCGTCGGAAAAGCGCGTTTCCCAAGTCTTTTTAAACGGCGCCAAACCCGCCGGCCTTTTGATGCTGGACAAGGTGTTAACGCCGCTGCAACGCGCGGCCATACGAACATCGTTCAAGGATTTGGCGGAAGGCAACAACGATTCGCTGTTGGTGCTAGAAGCCGGCATGAAATACGAAGCCATTTCCATGTCCCCTATGGACATTGAATTGCTGGCGTCGCGCCGCTTTCAAATTGAAGACGTGGCGCGGTTTATGGGTGTTCCGTCCGTCCTAATCAATGACACGGCGTCGTCAACCACCTGGGGTTCCGGCATTGAACAAATAATTTCCGGTTGGTTCAAGTTGGGTTTACGCCCGTACCTAACCCGGCTGGAACAGTCCATTACGGTTAACCTGTTGACGCCCGCCGAACGGTCGCAATACGAAGTGGAATTTGATTTTGACGACCTGTTGCGGGCGGACCCGAAGGCGCGCTTTGACGGTTACCAGTCCGCCATAAACGCCGGCGTGATTACGCCGAACGAAGCGCGCCACGAGGAAGGGCTAGAACCCATGGAAGGCGGCGACACGCTGTTGGTAAACGGCACAATGGTGCCGATTGAACAGGCCGGGCGCCAGGGCGCCACCGGACCCAACCAACCGGCGCAGTTGGTAGTGCGAACCGAACAGCAACGCCGCTTGCGCGTAGTGCGCGACGTGCAGCGTGGCGCGGACGGGCGCGTAATTCGTTTCATTGATCGTGAGGAATAACCCATGCAATTTTCAGTTGGATTGCGCAACGCCCGCGGCAACGCCATAGAAACGCACGTGGGCATTTCGCCAACGCTGGAAATTCGGTCCGGCGCCAAACCGGCCAATTGCGCCGCCGCGGATTCCGGCACCTTGCTTTGCCGAATGTCGCTGCCGTCCGATTGGCTGGAACCAGCGGCGGCGGGCATCGTGACCAAAAAGGGCACCTGGTCGGGCACCGGCCTGACGCCCGGCACCGCGGCGCATTTCCGCATTAAAAACGGCGCGTCCCCGACCATGTGCGACGCCCAGGGCACCGTTACGCCGGCGTCCGCGTCACCCACGGGCGACATGGAAATAGACAACGACTCAATAGCGGCGGGCCAAACGGTTACGGTCACGCTGTTTTCCGTGTCGGAAGGCAACGCGTAACAGTCGGGCCGCACCATGACCATTAACACGCTGGACAAGCTAATTGCGGCCATGGGCGCCGGCTCGCAAAATTTCATCATAAACAAAGCTTCGATTGCGACCCAGGGCGCGGCGGGATATTCGTCCCTGTGGCGCGGCACCGGCACGCCGGCGCAAGGGGCGATTCCAGGCGCGGCGGCGCAGTGCGACAAAACGCTAACGGGCGCCCTGTTGAATTTCACCAACCCGGGCGTCGGAAGTTCCGCATATATTCCAATCCTGTCGTTGTCTTGCGCCAACGCGGTTTCGGTCATTGAACTGCATGACCGCATTGCGCACATGGGCGGGTTGTCGGGCGTTACGGCGACCGTGCAAAACGTCAACGTGGACGCGAGCGGCGCCGCCGCCGGACGCATTCCGAATTTGTATTCGGACTTGCAATGGTGGTTGGAGATATACACCGACATAGGCACCGGCGCGCAAACCGCCACCGTTGAATACGATTCGCCAAACTCCGGTTCGCCAACCGCCACCACCACCGTTGCGATTGGTGGCTCGTCGCCTTTAAACCAGGATTCCCGTTGTTTTCCTATCATCGGGCAAGCGGGAATCGACGGCGGGCAAATCAAAAAAATTCGCCGCATTACGCACGCCACCACGGGCACGGCGGGTTCCTACGGAATCACGGTAACGCGGCGACTTGCCACCATGTCGCTGGTGACGGCGGCAATGCAAAAAGATTTCGACTGGTCCGCGTTGGGGTTACCGGTCATTCCCAACGACGCGTGCCTGTTTTTCATAGAGGTTTGCGGCACCACGTCCACCGGCATTGTGCAGGGTGGTGGCAAGATCATAACCGGTTAACCCCATGGCAACGCGACCGTGGGGAAGTTGGTTTGGAACGGATAGACGTTTTACGGTAGACACTGGCGCCGCCTGGGGCGCCACCACCGGGCGAATTGTCGCCACGGCAATTTTCTATGATGCGCCGATTTATGGGCGGGTTGTCGTTAACCTGGACGCCGCCACCGTGCGCGCCACCACCACCGTGGCGGGTGCGAAAGAAAGAATTGCCACCCTGTCGGTATTGCTGGACGCGGCGACGCTGCACGCGCACGCGGAATTGCAACTACCGAATGTGCACGTTACGCAACTTATAGCGGAAGTCATTTCCAACGCGGACCCGCGCGCACACGCCACGCAATTTGCCGTGGAACTGGTGTCCAGCACGCTAACGGCGCCGGCCTTCGTTTACGGTGCGGTGACTTTGAACGGCGCCACGCTGCACGCGCAAGCGCAAGCGGCAGTGCGCGCCGCAGTTGCCGTTGCCCTGGACGACGCCCGACTGTCCGCCGCCCTGGGCGCCGGCAACGCGGCGCGCGCGGCGATTGTATTGGACGACGTGGTGTTGGTGGCAAACATTGCCACGCCGTTGTCCGCGACCGTTACCGCGGCGCTGGATTCGGCGCAACTGCGGGCGCGGGCGGTTGGCGCAGTGGTGCCGGCGGACCTGTCCGCGACGGTGCGCGTAACGCTGGACGACGCCACGTTGTCCGCCAGGGCGGGCATTGGGCAACCGGTGGTGGTGGTGCCGCCGGTGCACGGCAACACGGGTGGAGGTTTGCCACGGTCGCGGCGAATGCCGCCACCCACGTGGGTCATGCCCTACCAGGTGGAACCCCGTTCGCTGTTGCGGTTGCCACGGCGGGCGAAGGTAGCGGCGCAACTGGACGACGCGCAATTGTCGTCCGGGGCAACGGTGGTGACTCCGGTAGCCATTCGCGTTACATTGGACGGCGCACGGGTGCGCAGTCGGGCGTGCGTGCGTGCTGCGGGTCGGGTGGTCATTTACCTGGACGACGCCCGCGCCGCCGCCGCCGCGCGCGTGGATTGGCGCGACGTTATCGCGGAGGATGACGAATTGTTGGCAATGCTGGACAATGCGGCAGCGTAGGGGGAACGCATGAAAAATGAATTTAAGACGCTGGACCTAACCCTGGCGCAATTCAAATTTTGCGACGACCCGTCCGGCGCCGACGAACAGCGCAAATTTGAAGGGTATGCGTCCGTCTTCGGCGGCGTGGACAGTTACGGCGACACCGTGTTGCCTGGCGCGTTCGCCGCCACCCTGGAAAACCGGCAACGCCCGGTTGCAATGCGCTGGAACCATACCGGACCCGTCATTGGTAAATGGACCGACATTCGGGAAGACGGGCACGGGTTGCGCGTTTCGGGCACCCTGACGCCGGGCCATAGCGTCGCCAGCGACGTTTACGCCAGCCTAAAGCATGGTTCCGTCGGCGGACTGTCCATTGGATACAACATTGCTTCGGGCGGTTCGCAGTTCGTCGGCAAGGTGCGGCAGTTGAAGCGGCTGCATTTGCACGAAGTTTCCGTGGTGGAAATGCCGGCGGACCTGTCCGCACAGGTGGACAACGTGAAAAGTCTAATTGACGAACTGCAAACCCTGGCACAAGCGGAAGCGCTGTTGCGGGGTTTGGGGTTGTCGGGCAACGACGCGACGGCGCTAATTAGTCGCGTCAAGTCCATTGCGAGCGGCGAGCGTTCGCAAAAAACTGAGGCGGCAGCGATTGCCGACCTTATCCGCGCCGTTCGAATCCGCGGCGCCGACTAGGCGCCACCATTCATTCATTTGCGAGGGTAAGGTAATGGAAATCCAGGAAGTAAAAGACGCGCTGGCGGTTGTAACCACCCAGGTGGACAAGGCGTTGGAAAAACACGCCGGGCAGATTGCCGAAAACGGCAAGGCGTCCGCCGAAGCGAAAGCCGAAGTGGTCAAGGTGTCGCAGGCGTTCGAAGCGGTCAATACGAAGCTGACCGAACTGCAACAGAAAATGGCGGACGCGAAGGCGCCGCCGTCCACGCCGGTTTCGTTCGGCGCCGAAGTGGTCGGGTCCGAAGCGTTCAAAGCGCTTATGTCCGGCGCGGCGAAGCGTGCCCGTATCGAAGTTAAAAACACGATTTTGGGCGAAGGTGGTTCGCCCGTCGGGCCGATTGACACGCTGGTGGCGCCCATGCGGTTGCCTGGCATCGTGGGCGGCGCCTTCCGCAATCTGCGGGTGGTGGACGCAATCCCGGTGGGGGCGACGGGTTCCAACATGGTGGAATACACCAAGGAACTGGCGTTTACCAACGCCGCGGCGGAAACCCTGGAAGGCGAAGTAAAGCCGGAAAGCGCAATCACGTTTGAACTGGCGTCGGCGCCGGTGCGGACGATTGCGCACTGGCTGAAACTGTCCAAACAGGTGTTGGACGACGCGCCGGCGCTGCAATCCTACGTGGACAACCGGTTGCGCTACGGCGTGGACCTTCGCCTGGAACAACAGATTGTCAACGGCAACGGCACGTCCCCGAACCTGTCGGGGTTGCGCGATTCCGGCAATTTCACGGCGTTGGAAGGCGTCATGGGCGAAACGGAGTTGGACACGTTGTCGCGCGCAAAGTATGCAGTGCTGGCCGCGGATTACACGCCAACCGCGATTCTGTTGAACCCGGCGGATTGGGGCGCCATTGAACGGCGCAAGTCCACCAGCGGCGAATACATTGCGGGCGGCGGCAACGCCGTGGCGTACATCGCCGGCGGACTGGTGCCGACGGTTTGGGGCATTCCCGTAATTGCCACCAATTCCGTACCGGTGGACCAGTTCGTGTTGTTCGGGTCCAATGCCGTGCAACTGTTCATGCGAGCGGGCACGGTGGTGGAAATGTACGAACAGGACGAAGACAACGTGCAACGGAACCTGGTGACGATTCGCGCGGAGGTCCGCGCCGCGTTCGCCGTGTTCCGTCCGGCGGCGGTCATTGCCGGCGGACTGCGCTACGGCTCGCCGTTCGTGTAACGTCCGACCTGGACCGGCGCCGG